AGTTTTAAAAGAGTTTCAATCGCCGCTCGTTGGCAATAAGATACCCGGAGAGGTGTTCCAGTATGGCGACGAATCCGCGAAAAAATGGGTTGACCTTGGATTGATTGAAGAATCAAAAGTTGAGACTAAGCCAAATCCAGCACAAAAGGCAGAAACTAAGCCTAAGAAATCAAAAGGCACAGAAACCAAATGAGATTTGAAACGATTACACTAACCGCTCCAGTTACTGAGCCGGTGACATTGGATGAGGCTAAAGCACAACTGAGGCTAACGTCTGGTTTCACTGCTGACGATGATTACATTGCCAGCCTAATATCGGTTGCGCGTGATCGTTCTGAGCAGTTTTGTAATCGTTTCTTTACTATCCAATCGGTTAAAATTGTCTATTTTGATTCACTACCTTACTACTCAGGAATAGCGGGGGCTATTGAGCTGCCATATTCCAATTTAACATCAGTTGACGAAGTTTCTTATACTGACACGGTAGGCGATACAGTCGTTATAGATTCAGTAGATTACATATTCAATGATGACACTAAGAAGCTATACCCGGTTACAGTTTGGCCGATAGCGGTTGATTTTAACGTTACTGTAACAACGTCAGCACCCGCAGAGTTTAACGGCGCAAAGCACGCTATGCTTATGTTGCTAACTGATATGTATGAACTACGTACAGAGACGGTAATAGGCGCATCAGTGGCCGATAATCCAGCGGTGAATACATTATTGGCCCAATATCGTGAAAATATAGGTATATAGATGTTTAGACCTGGCGAACTAGACCAATACATAACCGTACAAGAGCAGGTTAATACGCCTGACGGTATCGGCGGCAATTCGGTTGCATGGTCTGATAAGTTCGATATATGGGCGCATGTTAGACCGCTATCAGGTCGAGAAGTCACAGATTACGAGCGAGTTAACGCAGAAGCGCGGTATTTGTTCGTTGTACGAAGCCCGGTTGATATAAAAGAAGGTGACCGGCTAGTGTGGGACGGTACCGAGTTTAATATTCGAGTTTTAAAAGTGCCGAAAGGTCGTGATTTATACATGCAAATAGAAGCAGAGCGCGGAGTGGCGCAAGCATGACCAAATCACTTAATTCACTTGACGTTATAGGTGCTGAAGAACTTGCAAAGGTTCTATCTGAGTTCGCGCCCCGTATTGCTAATAACCTAAGTAAGGCGGTTGTGCATGGTGTGGCCGGTGAGATTACCAAAGGCGCTAAAAGTCGAGTGCCTAAACGAACTGGAAACCTAAAGAAGTCGTTAAAAACTAAACGGCGCAGAGGTAAACCAGGGCAGCCAGTATCAGAGGTTATCGCTGACAGTGGCAAGAGTGCAAAACATGATGGTTTTTACTGGCGTTTTGTGGAATACGGCACTCAAACAGGAACACCCGAACAGCCATTTATGAGACCGGCGCGAGATGAAGTTTTTACAAATCTGCCGGTAATAATGAGACGGCAATTCAAAGATAAATTAGTAAAAGCAGTTAACCGAGAGAAGAAAAAAAGAGCTAAGAAATGACAGCATTTGCATTAGTGGTACAACAGGCAATCTATGACAAGTTAACGGCTGATTTAAGTACGCCAGTCTATGATGATGTTTTACAGCCTAGTGGTTCCGGTAATAGCTCTGATTTTCCATACATAACTATCGGTGAAGACTCTTTTACATACGCAGACACTGACGATAGCAATAGAATGGATGTATCTATTGTTATTCATACGTGGAGTCGAAAGCAAGGACGGTTAGAAGTAAAAACAATGCAGTCAGAAGTATATAGCAGTTTGCATAGGGCTACCCTTGTGCAAGCTGGCTATAATTTCGTTACAATAACTCAGCAGAATTCTACGAGTTTCTTAGACGCTGACGGCGTTACAAGACACGGAGTTCAAACGTTTAATTTAATTATTGAGGAAGATTAACATGGCAGACGGCGCAGCAAGCAGGCTATTACGAGTTTCAAAGAATGCAATCCCCTTGCTTGGCGTTAGTGCCAAGACAATAAGCGCGGGTAGTGAATCAATCGATGTTACAACAGATGAGGACGTTGGTTTCAGGACTTTGTTAGGTGTGGCTGGTGTTGAAACGTTAGATATATCAGGTTCTGGTGTCACAAAGGACGAGATACTGCGTCAATTGGCGTTAACTGGTGGCTCTAAGTTGTTGACTGACATTACCATTGAATACCCACCCGTGGGCACTCAAACAACAGGCGACGAAATAGCCGGTGACTTCTATTTTAACTCGTTCAATGAAACTGGCGGAGGTTCTGACGGTGCAATTGAATTTGATTTTAGTATGCAATCTTCAGGCGCGTGGACTCTAACACCAGGAATCTAAATTAATGGCTATTTTTCAGGATGTGACATTACAATGGGGCGGTGTTGAATACACCGTACCCGCAAACAATGTAATGCGGTTAATTGCTAAAGTTGAAAGCGAAATTAGCTTACAGGAATTGACCAGAGATCAGGGGCCGCCATTATCTAAGTTGGCATTAGGTTATCAGGCAGCGTTAAATCATGCAGGGGCTAGGGTTAGTTCTGAAGCAATATATGAATCTATGTTTGACCAAGAAAAGAGCCAGGGTGAAATAATTAATAGCGCGGTGTCTGGTCTATTGACGATCATGTTACCGCCGTCTACTTATCAGCCTAAAATCAGTAAAAAAAAGCCAAAAGCAAAGCCTCAGAAGCGAAAGGTACAATCGAAAACGCCTTCCAACTAGCAATAAGTTGGGGGCTATCACCTTCTGAGTTTTGGCAATTGCATCCTAATGAGTTTTGGTGGCTGGCAAAGGCAAAGAATCCAGAGGCATTTAGAGAGCCAATGTTTGATAGATTGCTTAGATTGCTAGAAAAGGGTTTTGATAATGAGTGATTTTAGCGACATTCTAGTCCGAGTCGGTGCAGATGTTGACCCGCTTAAAAAGGGTTTCAATCAGGCCGGGTCTTCTGTAAACAAATTCAAATCTGAAGCGAAAGCAGCAGCCGCTCAAATGGCGAAAGTAGGCGCAGCAGCGGCAGCGGCAGGTCTTGCTATAGGTGCGGGTTTAGTCGCTAGAAGTATGAAGGCGGTAGACGCACAGGCCAAACTAGCTACCCAATTACAAACGACCTCCACAAGCATTGCAAATTTAGAGCTTGCTGCTGATTTGTCAGGCATTTCTATGCAGCAATTAAGCGGCGCAGCTAAAGCTATGAACGTTCGTTTAGCAGAAGCGGCGGGCGGAACTGGTGAAGCTGTATCGGCATTGGGAAAAATGGGTGTGACTACTAAGCAATTAGAAGGCATGACCCTGGACAAGAAAATTGCATTTCTTAATGACGCTATAAAAAACAATGTGGACGTTTCCGAACGTGCAGCGGTTGCGGCTGATTTATACGGTGCAAGAGCTGGCGCGGCAATTGCCACAATGGATAGCGAAGTCATTGCAAAAGCTTCAGCAGATATTGAACGGTTTGGTCTTGCTATAAGTGACGTTGATGCGGCTAAGATTGAGGCGGCAAATGATGCAATGACGTTAGCTAAAAAGTCTACTACGGGGTTTGCTCAGTCTATAGCGGTGCAATTAGCGCCGGTTATTGGTGGATTAGCTGACAGGTTTACAGAGGTTCGCGGTGAAACGTCAATGCTACAAGACGTATCAGAAAAGACGTTTGGTTTCATGCTTAAAGCCGTTGGATTTGTCAGTGATGCTATTCGCGGCATTCAGGTAATAACCAAAGGAATAGAGCTTGCTTTCTGGGGCATGTCATCGGTAATTCTGGAAATAAACGAACAGATAGCCCGGTCTATTGACGACTTTCTGATTAAACCAATAACAGCGAGCATTAATGCGCTGATTGATGGGTTTAACAAGATACCAGGCATTGATATAAATAATATGGTTGTCGGTGATTCCGCGCTAACAACCAAGCTGACAGAAATGTCAGACGAAGTTACAGCAAAGATGAAGGAAACAGCCGGAGAGCTTCACGATTTATTGATGAAGCCGTTACCGTCTACTGAGTGGGAAAAGTTCGTAGCTAACGCACAGAAGGCCGGTGAAGAAGCGGCACAGGCAGTCGTAACAGCAAGACAAGAGGCGTTGACGGTTGCTGACTTGCCAGACCCTAAAGACGACCCGCTTGTTACGTATGCTGATAAAACTCAAGACGAACTTACGGCAATTTATGCCCGTGGCAGTCGTGATCGTGTCGCAATATCAGAAGATGAAACCGCGCAAACGGTAGAGGCTCAAAAGGCGTTTGGCGATCAGTCAGTTGGTGCTTATAGTCATATGTTCGGCAATATATCTTCACTGATGGAATCCGAAAACCGAAAGCAATTCGAAATAGGCAAGAAGGCGGCGGCAGGTCAGGCAATTATTGACACTATCGCAAGTGCTCAAGCGGCGTTTAAGTCATTGGCGGGAATACCTATTGTTGGCCCTGGATTGGGTATAGCGGCGGCGGGTGCTGCCACGTTAGCGGGTATGATGCGATTACAGCAGATAAACTCTACTTCATTCGGCTCTAAGAGTGCCCCTAGTGCCGGTGGTTCGTCTACCTCAACAAGTGCGGCGGCATCTGGTCAGGCTGGTGTTGGTGGCGGCGGTGGCGGTCAATCGTTAGTATTAGAAGGGCTAGACCCACAGCAGCTATATACCGGCGACCAGTTAAGAGGGTTGATAGATGCAATTAATGAGCAAGGTTCAGACGGTCAAGCGGTGGTGATGGCATGACATTTTTAAGTAAGAACTTAGTATTATCTTTAGTCGCAATCAGTGACGATGCCCCAAGGCTTTGTTATAAAAACATTGTTAATCAGTCAAACATCAGCGCAACCAGCTTTTTGACTCAGGGCTCAACAACGTTTCCAGCGTCTAACATGGCTAACCCTGCTACAGCTTTCGGGTGGGAGGCTGAAGACACAGCAGACCAAACAATAACAATACTTAACTCAACAGCAACTGAGATTGATTACGTTGGCATTGCGCGTCATAACTTGGCGCAGTCAGGGTTAGAGATTCGGGTTAGATTTGATGGCGTTACTGTCAGGGATTGGGCTTCAGTGAGCGATACACAAGCCCTATTGTTGCTTTTCCAAACAGCATCACCCGCTCAGATAGACATTGACATTAAAGGCATTACAAACGCCGCTAAGGTTGCGGTTGTGTATGTAGGTAAGAGCTTACAGCTTGAGCGTAATATCTATGTAGGACATACGCCAATGAACTACGGGCGCTCGCGTCAGAAGGTTAACGGAGTCAGCCAAGCGGGTGAGTATCTAGGCGAGATTGTATTAAATGAAACATTAGAAACTACAGTTTCAATTCAAAACTTGACCCCGTTATGGTATCGAGAAAGCTTAGACCCCTTCTATGCCATGAATCCGCGCAAGCCTATATTCTGGGCGTGGAGGCCAAACACCTACCCCGATGAAGTTGCTTATGGCTGGATTGAGGGGAGCCCCGTTCCAATCAATCAGCGTGCAAATGGTATGATGGAAACCTCATTTAATTTAAGAGGCATTGCATGACAAAGCGCGTAAGCTTCATAGAGTTAGATATAATAAAATGCACAAATGTATATGGCTCCGCGCCATGTACTGCTTCTGTAGGCGTTACAGGCTCGCAGAAGTGCTTCAACTGCCGCAACACTTGCCAAGACATTGACAACATTACAGAAGCGGCTGAAACGGTGCGATATTCAAAGCCGTCAACGAACATTAGATTTGATTTAGATGCTACTCCAAACATCACAGTGCCCAACATTGCGTCAATTGCTTACACTCCACCAGTTTTAGAGCTTGGCAAATCCATTGGGGTTCGGGCGTCTTTAACTGTTACGTTTAATGACCATAGAAGCCCCGACACTGATGCGGCTGGCGATCAATATCTATCTGACAGAAGCTATGACCCTTATGAGACGGGTACATATTGGGGTAAGTTCAGGGCTAGATATCCATATCTGCAAGGCGTAGAACTTCGATGGATACAAGGCACAGACGAACAGCAAATAGCTGACATGGAAACTAGGGTATTCACTATTGAGAATAGTACCGGCCCTAATAGCGGCGGCGTGTATTCGATAACAGCTAAAGACATTCTTAAAATTACTGATGGCAATCGCTCACAGGCTCCAGTTGCTATTGACGTTGAAGTCCCATCCGGTGGCATAACGGACACTTACACGGGTAATCTTTTTGTAGGAACAGGCAAACAGCTATTACTACCAGGTGGCTATGCTGTATTTGGCGGGAAAGAAATTGTTGAATATGAGGACTTAGGCGCAGACCCTACCAACTCAAACATAACTATATTAGCTCGCGGCCAATTGAATACAGAGGCATCGGCGCATGATGAGGGTGATTCAATACAGCAGGTATTATCCTATGAAGGAGAAACACCCGCCTACATATTGAATGACCTACTTGTAAATTATGCAGGTATTGATTCGGCGTTTGTTCCTATTAATGATTGGAACCTTGAAAGCTCTGATTATATTGGCAGAACATATACCGCGCACATTGGGCAACCTGAGTCTGTTGTGACGCTAATTAATGAGGTGTTAGAACAATCCGCCTCGACTATGTGGTGGGATAACCAAGCACAGCTCATCCGATGGCAGGTTTTAAAACAGCCTGTGGTTGATTCGTTTGTATATTCTGACAACGTTGTGAGCCGTGGCACATTTAACATAGCCGATAATTACAAGGCGCGTATATCCCGCTGCTGGGTTTTCTTTGGCCAGCTTAATCCTTTGTTACAACTTACTGAAGAGCAAAATTACACAACAATTGTGCAACGTGAAGAAACACAAGCAGAGCCATTCTTTGATAATAAGCCAGCCATCAAGAAAATATTCAGCCGATGGATAGCGTCAGCGGGTAGGGATACAGCAGAGCGTTTAGGCGATTTAATACTTCAGCGGTTCAACCTACCGCCTAGAAAGGTTGGCTTTAAAATACAACGTGATTCAGGGATAAACATTCCAGAGCTAGGCGGCTCTTATAACGTTGAAAATACATTCACACAGACAGAAACCGGCGAACTTCAACAACTGCCGATTCAGATTACAAGTATAGTTCCAGGCCCGACTGACTATAGGGTTGTGGCTGAAGAAATTACTTATACACAAATCATAACCGCTGACCCTGATACAGTCCCTATTAGTATTGATACTAATCAGAACAACGTAAACATCAGGACGCTATATGACCAAATAGCACCAGAGCCAGACGCTGACACAGTTGTGAACGTTTCTATTTCTACCGGCGTAGTAGTTGGCAGCTCTGATACAGGCATACCCGCTTTAGTGTCGGGTGATTGGCCTGCGGGCGCTACTGTTAACATAGTCAACAATGGCTATATTGTCGGGCGCGGTGGTAACGGCGGTAACGGCGGAAGCTCAACATGGAATTCAATAACTGAGCAAGCAACTGACGGCACAGATGGCGGTGACGCAATTGAGCTGACTTATGATGTAAGCATTGATAACACTAACGGTATTATTGGCTCAGGCGGCGGCGGCGGCGGCGGTGCTGGGTCTG